GATAATAAAGACAAAGAACAAGATAAACGAGCTATCCCTCAAATTCTAGCTGATGCTCTTGGTGTATCGTTTGATAATCACGTGGGACATGATTTGTTAGATGATTATGAAGAGCGTTATGATTTCTACCACCGTAAAGAAGGTCGTATTCCTTTTGACTTGGATTACTTTAACCGAATTACAAAAGGGGGTCTTCCGAATAAAACTCTTAATATTATTCTGGCTGGTACTAACGTAGGTAAATCTCTTTTCATGTGCCATTGTGCTGCTAGCAATCTTAGTAGAGGTAGCAATGTACTTTACATTACTCTTGAAATGGCTGAAGAAAGAATTGCAGAACGTATTGATGCCAACTTACTAAACGTCTCAATGGACGAACTTGCTATCTTGCCAAGAGATGTATATCAAAAGAAAGTTCAACGAATTAAGTCAGGCACACCAGGTAAACTAATTATTAAAGAATATCCAACAGCAAGTGCTGGAGCAGGTCATTTTAGACATTTACTTAATGAATTAAAGATTAAGCGTAACTTTACACCGGAAATTGTATACATCGATTACCTAAATATTTGTGCGTCTTCCAGATTGAAATATGGAGCCAACATCAATTCCTATACGCTAATTAAGTCTATTGCGGAAGAATTACGGGGATTGGCTGTTGAATTTAATGTTCCTATAGTTAGCGCTACGCAAACAACGCGTTCTGGATTTACAAGTTCTGATTTAGGACTAGAAGATACTTCGGAATCGTTTGGTTTGCCAGCCACCGCAGATTTTATGTTTGCATTAATTTCAACCGAAGAATTGCAAGAAGTAAACCAAATTCTGGTCAAGCAATTGAAAAATAGGTATGGAGATCCATCATCTCATCGTCGGTTTGTAATCGGCGTAGATAGGGCTAAAATGAAGCTCTATGACGTTGAACAACATGCACAAGACGATGTTATAGATGATAAGCCGGTTTTCGATAATACGGAGTTTGGGAAGCGCGTCAGCAATGAACGTAAATTTGACAAAAACGTATTTGAAAATTTTAGTTGAAACGATACATAACGCTACTTGGGGCTTGGTCCATTGTATTTCCCGTAAATCTGCTAACCACGCTAGCAGTAGTTGCTATCCAACTGATTATAAAGGTTTTCAACATGCCTTTTGACATTTGGCGCCAACTCGATGAAGAGCTAAATAATATACGTATAGAAGATGATTAGTATTTTTGATAGAAACTATTCCGCTCATAGGAAATCGTATGTTAATCACAACATCAGGTCTCACAGACACTAGATTTAGGATTGCAGTTGAAAAAGCCTGCAAGTACTATGCTGATATCCTTTTGCCCAAACATATTGCTGAGAAAATCGTTGTAGACGTTGAATTTACCAATCGCTTAGAAAAAGATGCAGATGGGTATTGCGACGTATCTGGCCATAGCAAGCTTGGAAAACCACGCGAATTTGAAATCCAAATCCGCAAGAATAAGTCAAAGCGTTACATGATGATGACGCTATCCCATGAATTTGTCCACTTAAAGCAGTATGCTCTTGGCGAATTGGATGAGGGAATGAACGTTTGGAAGGGTAAGAGAGTTCCTTCTAATACTGACTATTGGGATACGCCATGGGAAATAGAAGCTCATGGTCGTGAATATGGGCTTTGGACGCGATTTGCAAAAGCTCACAAAATTCGTTATAAAAGAACAGTTTACGAACGCGATAATTAGTATGCGTAGGGTTCGCCTTGTATCTTTAAGACCCGTCCTTTTAAACGGGTGGATAATACAAGGAAGCGTAATGAACAACGATTCCATCTGCCTTATCCTCCATCATGTTGACTTTAAGACATCATTTGTGCGATACTTTGAATGTGAGATAAAAGCTCACCAGTTTCTAACTGATTTTGTTTATGGAGATCGTGATGTTTCAAAGGAAAGCGAAATTTAAATCTGCAGCCCTTGCAGATGGCCGTTTAAATGCAATGAACCTTGTCCTCTTTTTTAAGTCAGCTAAAGAGGATTTTGCAAAACGTGGTAAAGAAGATGAGGCATTTGTATTTGAAATGCTCGAAGACCACTTCCGCAACAGCCAATCCACAGCATACAGCTCAAATATCTTTGGTTTATAAGCCGCCTTTCCACTAACATAAATAGTGGGATGGCGACTGCAAATACAAAAACAACAGCTACTTCTTCAGCGCATCCCCCGCGCTTTACTCAAAAAGAAGTAATAGATACTATCAGACAATCAAAGGCAAAACCTTTGTTCATTGCTGATGGTGATGCTATAACTCTAGCAGAACGCCTAAGAAAATATGGTAAACGACAAATCTCTATAGTGGTGCTTGGATGATAAAATTCAAAACGTTTGTTAAAGAACACGTCGAAATTCTCAATGAAGAAGGTAGAGCAAAGATGAGTGCTGGCGGCCGCGAGGCTGATAGACACGTCAAACAATATGTTACCCCATATCTGCCAGCTGGCGAGCAGCATGGGGAAGGTACCCATACACTTGCTACCGATCATGGACCACTTAAAGCTGGAACAAAATTAACATTCCACACCCACTTACCTCAAGCAGGTCCTGGAGGAGAAATAAAACATCATGTTGAAGTCTCTGTTCCTGGCTCAAAAGAAAAACACATTATCCCCATTTCGAAGATTCAAAAACCTGGTGAGCTTCCTAAGAATGAAGGCCTCAAGTATGAATCTGATTTTATTGAGCATGTTAAGAAACATGGTATCATGCCTAAGGAAGCGAAGGGTGCTGGCTCTACAGCTGGTACAGACTTTGTTATTCAGAATAACAAAAAGAAAACCCAACATAAGGGTACCGTCAACGCTCATGAAAATCTATACCACGGCGAGACAAAAGCTGACACAACTGCCGCGTTTGGTCAATTAACAATTCACCACACACCCGAAAGAGGATGGCATATTGGCGACAAGGCTAGAGCCCAACGTCCTAAATACGCAGCTGCTATTGAAAAAGCTGGTATAATTGCTCACATGAATGAACATCACCCCGATCCTGATAAAGTTGAAACAACTAAGAGCGGCCGCGCTAAATCATTCTCCATAGACCATCCTGATCTGAACCCGGCAGAAGCTTACCTCCAAGATCATCACGTTCACGTATTACAAGTTGGTGCAGGCCACGGCACGTATCGTGTTGGTGATACAGACGTCACTGGTCATGGTCTACCAGCCCTTAGTGGTAAAGGCAAGTGGACAGTTAGAGAAAAGCAAGCTGGTAATAAACGAGCTCGTACAGTAATGTTCCAGCCAAACGGTAAAAAGGGATTGACCCCAAGTCATATTAACTTAGATAATGAAGACCACATCGAAGCATTCAAGAAAACGTTGGGGGTTAAATGATTGAATTTAAAACATATTTGACTGAGGGTAAATCGTCTTCGGAAGAAAAGCTAACTCATCTAGAACATGCAGAAGATCATCCACTTAATGCTGGTGCTGCTGGATTTGATCACGCTAAGAAAACCCTAATGGGGGTACATGATGCGTTGTCAGGAAAAAAGAGTAATGTGTCCGTCTCTACAAAATATGATGGGTCTCCTTCAATTGTATTTGGACGTCATCCTGAAACGGGAAAGTTCTTCGTTGCTTCCAAATCAGCATTCAATAAAAACCCAAAAATTAACTACTCTGAAAAAGATATTGACACCAATCACGGACACGCTCCTGGTTTAGCTACTAAGTTAAAAGCTGCATTGAAACATCTTCCTAAAGTTACGCCAAAGACTGGTGTATATCAAGGGGACATAATGCATAGTGGTGGTAAATCGAAATCTAATCCAGATGGGGATGTTACGGTGCATGGCGGACAAGCTAATTATACACCTAACACAATAACATATAGTACTAAGAAACCTGGTGAGGCTGCAGAGGCTAGTAGTTCTAAAATTGGTGTAGCAGTTCATACATCATATCATGGTCCATCATTTGATAAATTAAAAGCTAAGTTTAATACTGGTCAGCAAGGGTTTGGTACGCACAAAGACGTTCACATGATGGATGTGTCGCATGATGCATCCCGATCAAAACTATCGTCTGCAGATTCAGCTCTTTTCCAAGATCATTTGGCAAATGCTGAAGAGCACCATAATGCTTTAAATAAAGATAGTGGGTATGATGCTATTAGTGGCGAACACTCCGATCACTTAAAGACATACATCAATAAGACTGTTAAGACAGATGAAGTACCATCTGCTCAAGGATACAAGGCTCACTTAAAAGACGTTCATCAAAAACTAGCCGATAAAGTATCAACCCCAGCCAAAAAAGCTGAGAAAATGAGCACTGGTAGTAATTTGATGGGCCACGTAGATAAGAATGAGCAGCATTTTAACCATGCACTAGCAATGCACGCATACTTGCAGAGTGCTAAGAACGTATTAGTACGCTCATTAGCATCGCATACAGATTATGGCCATACAATTGGCGGTAAGAAAGTTAAACCAGAGGGACACGTTGCTGTAATTGGCAATAGACCAACCAAATTAGTAGATAGAGCTGAATTTAGCAAATTAAATTTTGCAAAGAACGCAAAGTAAAGTAATATAAATACCTCATCTCAGTATAGGCTAAGGCAAACCTGAAAAGGATAATTGATGGATTACGCGCAAGAACCATTGAGTGGAATTATCCCACTAAATCAGATACAAGGTCTCGGTAAAAGAACCAGAGACGAGGCAGAAGAAATAACTTCTGATAAAACTCCAGCTAAAAAAGCTGCTCCTAAAGATACTCCCCAACAAAAAAATGGTGTAACATTAACTGGCGAGCCAGCTGATCAAGTTGTAATCAACCCAGACATTCCTCCTCTAAAAGAAAGTGCCGACTCAACAGCAGTAATGGCATTTGGCCGTTTCAATCCTCCAACAACCGGTCACGAGAAACTAATTCATAAAGTTGAATCTGTTGCTACAGAACATAATGGCAGTGCTCATGTTGTAGCAAGCCATTCTGAAGGAACATCGAAGAATCCCCTACCTCAAAAAGCAAAAGTAGGTTACTTAAAAAAGATTGCTAGTAGTAGTACTAACGTTAGTGGATCATCTAAAGCGGAACCTTCAATATTCCATGCCGCTTCCAAATTACATGCAGCAGGCCATAAACACCTAGTTGTAGTGGCAGGCAGCGATCGTGTTAAAGAATATGAAGATAGCCTTAAGAAGTATAATGGCGTAAAAGGTGCACATGGGCATTATAAATTCAAATCAATTAAAGTAGTATCAGCTGGCCATAGAGATCCAGATGCAGAAGGAGCAGAAGGTATGTCTGGTACAAAAATGAGAGAGCTTGCACATGCAGGCAAACATAAAGAATTTAAAGCAGGGTTGCCAAAAGCGTTGCATCCCCATGCTGAAGAGATTGGAAACCATATTCGATCTATTAAAGAAGAAACAATAGAAGAAGCTCGTAAATTGTCTTCTCTTGATAAATGGCGCGCAGCTGCAGCAGAACGAGAAAAGAAACATGATGATGTCGAGCGTAAGCGTAAAGAAGCAGCTGCACAAGGCAAAGAAAATATGTCCGCATCTATTGATCGTTTGGCTAAGAGATTTGAAGAAGTTAATGTGGAGGAAGCATTATCTCTTCGTCAGCGTCTTGGTCGCGGTCAAAGAATGCGTCGCAACAAAACAAAACTTGCAAACGCAAGAGCAATTGCAAGAAAGCGTTTAGCTAAAGTAAAAAGTATGCGTCGCAGAGCTTTAAAAAGAGCTCGCTCAGTTGTAAGACAGCGGATTGCTGGAGAGCGGGGAGTTAATTATAATAAACTAACTGCGTCCGATAAGATGGCAATCGATCGATTAGCCGATAAACGCAAAAAACAAATTACGCGTATGGCAACACGCCTTGCGCCAAGAGTAAAACGAGATGAAATTAAACGACTTGCAGCAGTTGCTAGTGGCAAGCGTATTAGTAACTCGCCAACACCATTAATATCTTCGTATCAACCTACCATTATGAATAATCTTACAGAAAAAGCAGCTATTGCTTTAAAACATAAGGCAACAAAAGCTGGTATTAGTTTTGATGCAATTGTAGAAGTGTTTGCTCGTGGTATTCAATCTTATCCTTCTGACACAAAGCTAACTGCACAACAGTATGCTTTTAGTCGTGTCAATTCTTTCCTTGCTAAAGGCAAAGCATTCGAAGAAGATAAAGACTTAGCAGAACGTAGAAATGTAAAGTATACAGCACGCGACATGGTAAACACTGATGTAGAAAATTTACCTAAGTTACATTCGTTTGGTCAGCACCAACAACTAGTAGCTGATATTAAGGCTGAAAAAGATCCAATCAAAGCTTCTCGTAAAAAAGCAGAGCTAGTTCGTAGAGCTACTGGCGAAATGAATCGTAAGATTATTGAAGCAAATGTTTACACGCGCGTAGCCAGAAAAATGGTTCGGGCCAAATCTCCTCAACTTGCAGGATTAAAGACCAGCATTGTGACTGCTCTTAAGAAAAAAGATTACGAAACTCTTGCTAATATTATAATGTACCTTGTTAGAGATAAGATGGGCGACAATGCACGCATTCAACAAGAGCAAGTGTGTATTCCAGAAGAAGATCACATCTATGAGGAAATGACTTGGGAACAATGGGAAAAATCATTAGTAGAAGAAAATAATGAGAACCGTGCATTGAATAAACCATTTAGAACTTCCGGTGGCCCTAAGAAATTTACTGTATATGTAAAGAATGAAAAAGGTAATGTCATTAAACTTGGGTTTGGTGATCCTAATTTAGAAATTAAACGAGATGATCCAGACCGCAGAAAAGCATATCGGGCAAGACACGGCTGCGATAATCCAGGACCAAAATGGAAAGCCAATTGGTGGTCATGTAATTGGTCTTGGTCTGCTAACAAAAAAGTAGGTGCGTAATGAACGAATTAATCGAAAAAACAAACAAACTTCTTGCAACATCGTTTGCATTCTCTTTGAAAGCTCAATTTTTTCATTGGAATGTAACTGGACAAGACTTTTCTCAGTATCATGACTTCTTTGGAAAGTTGTATGCCGAGGTATATGAAGCAGGGGATCAAACAGCTGAACAGATTCGCGCTCTCAATGGCACTGCTTATGGATCCTTTACGCAGTACATGAGTCTCTCGGAAGTTGAATGTCAGACTACTGTTCCTAACTTGCAAGAAATGGTGTCAATTCTCTATAGAGATAACGAAACAATGATTAATGTACTAAAAGAGGTACATGAAGCCGCAGAAAGATATAATGAGCGAGGTTTAGTTAATTATATTGAAGGCCGTATAGACACTCATAAAAAACACGGATGGATGTTGCGTGCTAGTATGGCAACTCCTGTAGCCGAAGAAGCTACCTTGCCTACAAATGAAACAAAAACATACGTTTTGAATGTAAGTGAGCTGTAGGATAAATAATGAAGAAACAGAGCGTTATAAAAGTTTACAAACAACGATTAGGAAAATAAAATGAAAGATCTAGATCTTAATTTAACAAAAGCATTATTAAATTCTGTAACCAGCGTGTTACAAGATTCATCTAAAGCAAGAGCTGAACAAGCTAAGGCAACAAACGAGCAATTGGCTGCTCGCTATAAAGCTATGCCAAAACCAACTTCTTTAGAAGATGCTAAAGTTGAATCATATGCTGCTAAAGCTCCAGAGCGTCGTGTAAATGATACTATTGCTGCTGTTTATAAAAAGTCAGTTTCCGAGCATGCTGCTCAAGTAAAGCAGGAATCGGATGCAATTAAGAATGCATATGCAGCTCGTGGTGGTGTTAAGCCTGTTGCAGAAGCAATTGTAGAAGCTCTTTCACCAAAGCAAAAGACAATTGACATCAATAAGAACAAAAAAATTGACGCTTTTGATTTAAAGACTTTACGAGATCGTAGGACAGCTGCGCAAACTGGTGATGTTGCAGATGAAACAATTCTTGATGGAGAAGCTATTGTTGAAAAAGAAGGAACAATGCCTAAGACTCCTCGTGAAAAAGATTTAGCTGCTAAAGCTCATCCTAAAGATAAGATTACACATAAAGATGTAATGGTAGCTCGTGGTGTTGTTGCAAAAGAAGAGAAAGACACACCAGGAAATAGCTATGATCATCAATGTGCTATTCACGTAAAGCATGCTAAGTTAGGCGAAGGCCGTACATTGTTTAGCCAGCATGCTGAGCCAGATGCAGAAGGTCAGATTGCATGGTATGATGTTATGTTTGCTGAAGGTATTGAAAAGAAAGTGCCAACAGCAGACTTAGAAATTTTAGTTTCTGAATCACACATGAACCATAAAAAGAAGAAGATGTAAGATGAAAACACTAAACGAACTCAGCAAACAAACTCTTGGCTCTTATGTTAAGAAAGCTGCAACAGATGCCAGAATCAATTCCATGATTGGTAAAGATTTTGATCATAAAGCTAAGACATCGAGAAAACCTAGCATGAAAGATGCTTCCACTGAGTTGTCGAGTCAATATAAGAAAAAAGCATGGAAGCGTAGCGACAACATTGCAAAGGCAGTTGATCGTTTAGTAAAAGAAGATGCTCCTAAAAAGAATCAAGATGTAGCTGATAAGTCTTACTTAAAGACTATTGGTAAAAAGCCAACTGTTAAAAGTGACTTAAAAAATCTTAAGAACTTCTTAACTGGTAAAAAAGAAACAATGGAAGCAGTTGAGCAAATTGAAGAAGTA